TCACGGCCAGCGGCCAGTCGTCGCCGCAGCACTCGTCGCCGACCCGTTCGAGCCAGGCGCCAAACTCGCCGTCGTGCGAAACATGCGCGAACACCCGCTCCACATCCTCGCCAATTCCGGACGCATCACCGAAGCCCAAAAACTCGCCGGAGAACGCTTCCGAGCAAAATGGGAAATCGCCGCCATCGGTGGGCAAACAACCGTCGACCCCGGCAAACTGCGCGTCGATGGGGGAAGGTCGTCACCGGGGTCGCTTTCAGACGGGGCAGCGGAGGCCATGGAGTGGCTTAACCGCATCGCCGCTGGCAGAGTGGGTCTAATCGGTTTCTCGCTACTGGTGGCCGTTTGTGGCGAGGGGAGAGGCATCGGAGAGACAGCCAGACAGTGGCGCAGAGCCGGGTCGCAGTTCGTCGCAGCCGGACGCCCCGGCGACGGCTACATCCTCGGCCGCCTGGTCGAAGCGCTAGACGCCCTGCTGGACGCAGAGGGCATGACCGCCATCGGGCAGACCCATCGCCACCCAAATGGGCGGCAGGGGGCTTGACAGTGGCCACGACTTATGGCCCTTTCTGGCAACCGCCGGAATCCGGCAAAAAATCCCATCAACGTCGCGCGCTGATAACCAGGCCAAAAAGCCTGGCGATTTCGCGCGCCTATGGCGACACCATGCTCGACAAGCTGCTCGCAAAACTCCCGATCCGTAAACCCGCCAAACCGGCGCTGCACACGGAACGCGAAATCGAATTGATCGCTGAACTCGAAGACCAAGCCAAAGACTTGTTCGAGGCCAGACGAGAAATCGAACTCTTGCACAAACAGCTAGACGCCAAACTAATCACGCCAATCGCTGATTTGGGCGGATGCGTCGGTCATGCAATCGTCGGTGAAAAGGCCGAGTAAATGGACGCCTCTGAACCTACAGAGGTTAAACACAAGAACCTCATTCCGTTCAAACCGGGCCAGTCTGGAAACCCAAACGGCCGGCCCAAAGGATCGCGCAATAAACTCGGAGAGGCGTTCCTGGACGACCTCTATGCCGACTGGAAAGAAAACGGCGCACAGGCTCTCAAAGACTGCCGCGCCGATAATCCCGCCGCTTACGTCAAAGTCGTCGCGTCCATTCTCCCGAAACAGGTTGAGGTCAAAACCGACGGCATTTCGGAAATGAGCGATGACGAACTTGAACGCCTTATCAATATCGTCAGAACAGCGGACAGCGCTGCTGTCGCGCCTGGAAAACGAGAAGAGAAGGCGAGCAGCCAGAACGTCATTCACTGAATTTTGCCGAGTCTGCGGTTACGAGCCGGCAGAGCATCACAAGCTAATCATCCGGGAACTGGAAAACGTAGCATGTGGCAAGGTGAAGCGATTGGCGTTGTTCTTGCCGCCTGGCTCGGCAAAATCAACCTACGCATCCGTGCTGTTCCCCGCATGGTTCTTTGGGCAACACCCAAAGGCCAGCGTCATCGCAGCGTCGCACACGGCGGAATTGGCGGAACGGTTTGGTCGCAAAGTGCGCGGCCTCGTCGCAGAGCATTCTAAGGTCATCGGCGTCGGACTGTCCGGCGAGAGTATGGCCGCAGGACGATGGGACACCGCCGCTGGCGGCGAATATTACGCAGCCGGCGTCGGCGGGTCTGTCACTGGTCGACGCGCTGACCTCGCTATCATCGACGACCCCGTGCGCTCGCGTGAAGACGCCGACAGCTTGCTCATTCGTGACAAACAGCACGAATGGTTCAAATTCGATTTGTCCACACGCTTAAAGCCTGGCGCCGCTGTGATTCTTATCATGACGCGCTGGCACGCCGATGACCTCGCCGCTCGCCTTCTAGAAGAAGAGGGCGACCAGTGGAAAGTCATCAGCCTGCCAATGGAAGCGACCGAACTCGACGACCCGCTCGGCCGTCGCATCGGTGAACCGCTCTGGCCAGACTGGTTCACAGACGACATGCGGCGCGACGCAAAGCGCGACCCTCGCGTGTGGTCTGCGCTCTATCAACAGACGCCAACGCTTGAAGATGGCAACCTGTTCAAGCGTGAATGGATTCACGAGGTCGACCATCTCCCGCCAGTCGAGTCCATGCGCTTCTATGGCGGCGCCGATTACGCCGTCACATCAAACGGCGGCGACTACACAGCCATCGCAATCGTCGGCCTCGACCCGGATGGCAACCTCTACCTGGTCGACCTCTGGCGAGAGCAAGCGTCATCCGACAAGTGGGTTGACGCTTATTGCGACCTGGTTATCCGCTGGCGCCCGATGGGCTTCGCCGAGGAAACTGGCCAGATCCGTTCAGGCGTTGGCCCGTTCCTGGAAAGGCGAGCCCAGGAGCGCCGTGCGTATTGTGTGCGTGAGCAGTTCCCAACGCGCGGCGATAAAGCTGTCAGGGCGCAATCTATTCGTGCACGTATCGCCATGCAGGGCTTGCGCATACTCAAATCAGCGCCATGGAAAACCGACCTCATGAACGAAATGGTTTCGTTCCCGGTCGGCAAGCATGACGACATGGTCGACGCGCTCGGCCTGGTCGGACAGTTGCTCGACAAGATGCTTCCTGGCTTGACGCCAGAGGGAACACCGGCGCCGCGTGTCCGCGACTATGGCGACCGCGACGACGACCAAGACGACAATTGGAAGGTTGTGTAATGGGTGACGATTTCTTCTCTAGCCTCATGGGCATGTTCGGCGGTGGCCAGGGCGGTTTTGGCGGTGGCCAGGGTTGGGACGCGCTCATGGGGCCGACGCAACAGCCTGGACAGCCGCAGGCTCAACAGCCCGGCCAGGATATGGATTTCATGACTGCTCTCGCTAGCCTGTTTGGCGGCGAGCAGAACCAGGCGCCGGCAGAGGCGCCAGCGGCCGCTCCCGCTTCTGCGCCTGCTATGGCCAATCCCTCACCCGCCGCCGCTCCCGCTCCGATGGCCCCGCAGCACGCTATGGCGAGCGCCGCGCCGGCAGCTATTCCTATGCCGCCGCGCCATCGTCCCAAAACCTTTGCGTCGGCGGCCGCAGCTACCCCGCGCAATCAGTGGGCCGACGCAGGCGCGCTGGAAAACAAGCGCAACGAGTGGCGCGCTCCGATGGCTGGCGGCCCCGCCTTTCAGCCGCCGACGATTGCCGCGCCTGCTGGCCCGATGAAAGTGGCGCCGACGGCGCAGCCGCGTCCTGGCTGGAAAGACCCAGGCGCCATGGAGAACGCCGCGCGCTCGCAGGGCGTGTCGATTGCCGACATCCTCGCTGCTTCCCGCGCCGGTCGCCACGCCATGACGGGCGGAAGGTTCTAACGAATGGCCACGGCGGCGCTAGAGGTAAATGACCTCGTTTCGATGTTCGAAGCGAGCGAAGACGCCAGCTATGACGCGCGCCTAGAGAGCCAACGCGACCGCGACTACGTCGACAACATTCAGCTTACAGCCGAGGAAATCGCCGCATACAAAAAGCGGCGCCAACCGCCAATCGTCGTCAACCGCATCAAGCGCAAGGTCGACTTTCTAAAAGGCTATGAGCAGGCCCAGCGCGTTCAGCCGCGCGTTCTGCCCAGGACGCCGGCGCACGAACAGGACGCCGAGGGTTGCGAGCAGGCTTTGCGCTACGTCTCCGACAACCAGCGGTTTGATCATAAGCGTTCGCGCGTTTGGGATAATCTTCTGGTCGAGGGCATGGCCGGCTACCGCGTCGCCATCAAGCAGAACCGCAAGGGCGAGGTCGATGTCGTTCTCGACGTTGTCCCCTGGGATCGCATGTTCTTTGATCCGCACTCGTCGGCGCCTGATTTCTCCGATGCTGGTTATCTCGGCGTCGTTAAGTGGATGGATTACGACGAGGCAGTCGCGCAGTATCCGGACGGCGTCGAGGCGCTGGAAAGCACGCTCGCCTCTGTATCAAATAGCGATACATTCGACGACAAGCCGAAATATTCGCTCTGGGCTGACAAGAAACGCAAGCGCGTTCGTATCTGCCAGATTTGGGTGAAGAAGCACGACGAGTGGCAATTCGCCGAGTTCACGAAGGGCGGCATTCTGAAAGCTGGCCGCTCGCCGTATCAGACGGACAGCGGCGAGAGCGATTGTGAGTTGGTTTTCGGCTCTGCATACGTCAACCGCGAAAACGACCGCTACGGCCTCGTGCGCGAAATGATTGGCCCGCAGGATGAGATTAACAAGCGCCGTTCTAAGGCTCTGCATCTTCTCAATACAAATCAGGTTGTTGCAGAAGAAGGCGCTGTGCGCGATGTCGAGAAGGCCAGACGCGAAATGGCGCGGCCTGATGGATGGGTGACGATTTCCCCAGGCTACACCGACAAGGTGAAGATCGAAACGCGCCTCGACCTGGCGACGGGCCATTTGCAAATGCTGCAAGAGGCCAAGAACGAAATCGACCTTATGGCCGGCAATATCGGCTTGCAGGGCGGTCACACGCAGAGCAAAGACGCAGCGAGCGGCAAGGCTATTCTGGCGTCGCAGCAGAGCGCGATGATGGAGGTCGCGCCTCTTATGGACGCTCTGCGCGATCTGGATTTGCGCGTCTTCCGCGCGGTGTGGAACCGCATCCGGCAGTTCTGGCGTGAACAGAAATGGGTCCGCGTTACCGACGACGAGAAGAATATTAAGTGGGTTGGCCTAAACGTGGACCCGATGCAAGTGCAAATGCTGGCGATAAATAACCCAGAGGCCGCGCAGAAGGTCGCCGGCTCTGTCGCCAACCTGGCCGAGATGGACTGCGACATCATCATTGATGATGCGCCGGACGGCATTACCTCGCAAATGGAGCAGTTCCAGGCGCTAGTGTCGTTGAAACAGTTCGACGCCAATGGCGAAATCCCCATGAAGGCGCTTATCGCCGCCATGCCGAACCTGCACAACAAAGAACAGGTCATGGCGCAGATGGAAGCTGGAAAGCAGCCGGAAGACCCGCAGCAGGCGATGTTGCAGCAGACGCAGATCCAGATGGAAATGCAAAACGCGCAGTTCAAGATTCAGGAGCAGGCGGCCAAGGCCGAGAAGACCGCCGCCGAGGCGCAGAAGGTCAAAGTCGAAACCGCTCTACTGCCGCAAAAGATGATGGCCGACATTTACGCGCCCATTCACGCACAGCAGACGCAGACGGACGACAACGAACGCCAGCGCCAGCACGAAGCCGGTATGTCAGAGCGGCAGAGGCAGCATGAAGATTATTCGGGCGAGCGCGACCGTCAGTCGCAATTCGAACAAAGCGAGCGCGACAAAGAGTTTGCGCGTGAAAATAGCGCCCGCGATCAAGAACACGACGCGCGCATGGCGCAGCAACAAGCGCAGATGAGGCAGCCAGCCCGTTAAGCGCAAGTCCCGTCGCCGGGGTTACGGGCGGTTCGGGTTGTTCCCGTAAAAAACAGTCGTCGCCGGACAGCGGGCGTCATCGTCGCCTCGACGTAAACAGGAAAAGCCAAAATGAGTGGTCTCGAAGAGATACTCGACGGCGGCAATGCGCCCGCAGTCGAGAAGGAAGAATTGCAACCTGAAAGTCAGGCGGCCCCGGAACAGCACGAAGAAGGCGAACAGCCGGAAGCGGGCGGCGACGGACAGCCGATGGCCCCTGTAACCGCGCTTACAGCAGAGCGTCGGAAATACAAGGAAAATCTTGCAGCAGTTGAGCGCAAGCTAGAACAGCAAAACGCCCAGATGCAGCAGTTGCAGCAGATCATGCTTGCCCAACGGCAGGCGGAACTGACGGCGACACAGCAAAAGCAAGAGCCAGAACCGGATTTTTGGGAAGACCCGGCGGGGTTTGTCCAGAGACGTGAAGAGCGGTTGCGCCAGGAGTTCGCCAAGCAGCGAATTGCCGAGCGTGACCAACAGTCGCGCTACATGGCCGAACAGGCGCACGGGAAAGAGGTTGTCGCAGAGGCGCTTAACGCCATCGGCGGTTTGCAGAAGCAAAACCCGCAGGCGGCTAACGCACTTTTGCAGCATTTCAACAATTCTCCGCATCCCTACGGGACGATGCTCGAATGGCATCAGCGGGCGCGGGCGATGGCCGAAATCGGCACAGACCCGAACGCTTACCGCGAAAAACTCAAAGCCGAGTTGATGGCCGAATTGCAACAGCAGCAACCGTCGCAGGGCCAAGGTCAGGCGATGGATAACATGCCGAGCAATTTCATAGGCGGTCGAAACGTCGGCGCTCGCAGCGGCCCCGAATACGGCGGGCCGCAATCCCTCACGGACATCTTCGGCCGCCGGTAAGGCGGCCTTTTTATTAGGAGCCTGAACAATGGCTTTCCCTGAAACCCAGAATAGCCGCGCTGTAAAGGGGCTTACGCCTACACAGTGGGATGACGACTTCTTCCGCGAATACCTCACCGAGAACCGTTTCTCGGAGAGCATGGGTACGAACGAAACCTCGATCATTCAGGTTCGTGAAGACCTGTCGAAGAAGAAGGGCGACCGTCTTGTGTTCGCTCTGGTCAACCGTCTGAAAAAGGCGGCCGTGACCGGCTCGAACGTGATGATGGGCAACGAGGAAGACCTCTATTCCCGTTCGCACTACATCCTGGTCGACAAATACCGTAACGCCGTGCGCGTCCCGGAAATTGAAGAGCAGTATTCGGCCATCGGCCTGCGTGACGCGGCTCGCGCCGTGTTGCAGGACTGGTCGAAGAAGCACACGGAAGAGTTCATCATCAAGTCGATTTCTTCGATTAATGGTGTTCAGATCACCGCCGCTTCGGGTGCGGCCTCAACCGAATGGATGACCAACAATGCTGACCGCATCCTGTTTGGCGCTGCTCGCTCTAACGCTTCGTCCAATGTCCTCGCGACTGCGGCCGGCACTCTCGACACGACGAACGACCTTCTGACGGCTCGCGCCGTTAGCAACATGAAGCGCATCGCTGAAACGGTTGCTGACCCGCTTATCCGCCCGATCCGTTCTGTCGCGAACAAGGGCCGCCGCTATTACATCCTCTACGCTCACCCGGCCGCCTTCAATGATTTGAAGAACGACCCGGCGATTGTCGAGGCGCAGCGCGAAACCATTCAGACGATGGAAAACGAGCGCCTGTTTGAAGGCGGCGACCTCCTTTGGGATGGCGTCATCATTAAGCAGATTGAGCAGGCGAATAGCATTTGGAATTTCGGCAAGGTTGGCGCTGCTGGCGCGAACGTGGCCGGCGCGTTCCTGTGCGGCGCCCAGGCTCTTGGCGTTGCTTATGCTCGCCGCTGGAAGACGACCACGGAAGACTTCGACTACGGCGACAAGAAGGGCGTCGAGGTTTCGTCTATCTATGGCGTTGACAAGCTGGTTTTCGGTTCGGACGCGATTGCTTCCGACCGCGACGACCGCAAGAAGCTGAAAGACAACGGCATGGTGTCGGGCTTCTTCGCCACGACCGAGTTCTAATCACAAGGGCGGGGGCTTCGGCTCCCGCCTTTCTCATTGGGGGCTAGAATGCCGGCATTTATCTACACCTACGAAAACGGCCCAGAGGTCGTGAATATGTGGGGCGTCGAATACAACAAGACGACGCCGACGGAAGCGCCGGAGAACCGCGTCGAGGATTTGCGGATTCACCCGCATTTCGAAGAGGTCGTTGCGGCTGTGCCGACGGTCGCCACCAGGACGGCGACGACGACCAAGAAAAAGGTCTAAGCAATGAAGACGGCCAACGAGGTCTATGCGAAGGCGTTGAGTTTCCTGGGCGCTTATGGCGCGGGGCAGACTCCGTCGGCGGAAGACATGGCCGTGGCAGACGCCGCCTTTCGCCCGCTAATGGACGAACTGGCGTCGTTGCAGCTTTGCTTCATTCCCTATGACCCTGACGAGAACGATGTCCCGTGTGTGCAGGACGAGTTCTTTGTCACCATCGCCAAAATCCTGGCGAATGAGATTGCGCCGGAGTTCGGACAGCCGAGCGACGAGGGCGGCCGGCAGATATTAGAGCGCCGCCTGCGGTTGCTCACCTCGACCGGATCTTATGGCCAGGTTCAACAGGCTGAATATTTCTAATGGCGGCCGTTGAAATACCTTTCCCGAAATCCTCGCAGCCAGGCCAAGAGGCCGGCGAGGGCTACGGCAGACTGCTTAACGCTTGGTGCGACGTTGACGCCGGGACGCTGACATGGCGCCCGGTTCCCGGCTCCAAGATGTTCGTCGAACTGGAAAAGGACACGCATCGCGGCATGATTGTCGTCGATGGCGTTCTCCGCACCTTGCAGGACGACCGTTTCTACAACGTCACCCGCACCGGCTCGATTGACCGGGTTATCGGCAGCATTGGCGGCGACGGCCCGATTACGTTGGCGCAGAACAACGCCAAGCCGATCAGGGGTATTGTCGGGGTTTCGACGGCTGGCGCGTTCTCAGTCACGGCCACGGCGGTCTTTGACCTCGACACAAGCAACCTGCCGGCACCCAACAGCGTTTGCTCGCTAGACGGATATTTTCTTTATACCTGCGCCGACGGCCGGGTATTTGCGTCTGACCTGAACACGCCGAACATTAACGCGCTTTCCTTCACGGCGGCGAATGCCGACCCCGATGGCCTTGTTCGCGGCACGTCGCATGGCGGGCAGTTCTTCGCCTGGGGCCAGACCTCGACCGAGGTTTACCAGAACGTCGGAACGCAGCCGTTCCCGCTTCAACGGGTGACGGTCATTCCTGTTGGCTTGATTGGCCCCTGGGCGATTGCCGGCTTTGAAGAGGGCTTCAACGGCGACCAGGTATTTGTCGCATCCGACGGCACTGTGCGCCGGATGAACGGCTATGACCCTGTGCGCGTCTCAACCCGCGATGTCGAGCGGGCGATTAATTCGGTCAAGGTAAAATCGCAGATACAGGCCACGGCCTATGTCTTCGACGGCAATCAGATTATCTCGTTTTCCGTACCCGGCGGAACATGGGAATACAACCTCCGCACCGGCTTCTGGCATGAGCGCCGGACGCAAGAGCAAAAGCGGTGGTTTGGCTGCAATGCTGTGCTGTTTAACGAGCGTTGGGTTGTCGCCCGCTACGACAACAGCCACCTCGTTTATATCGACAGCCGAGAATACAAGGACGATTTGACCGACATTTCGATGTTGGTTGAAAGCGCGCCATTGAAAGATTTTCCGATGCGTTCGGTCGTGTCGGCCGCGTTCTTTGACTGGACGGTCGGGCAGGGGTCACTCTCTGGCGAGATTATCCAGGTCGAGCCGACGGTCGCCATCTCCTGGTCGCGCGATGGCGGCGAAATATTCGGCAACGAAATTCTCTGCCGGCTCGGCACGGAAGGCGAATATTCGAAAACTGTTCGGGTCAACCGCCTCGGCATGGCGAGCCAGCACGGTATGCGGATTCGCTTGATGACCAGTTCGCCGGTTCACCGCGTCCTGCGCGGCGGCAAGGTTGAGTTTACAGCGAGAGGGCCGGCCTAATGCCTCTCAATCAAAACCCTCCACCGCCGCCGCCACCGAATGTCGCCCGCGTTGACGCGCAGGGCAGGCCGACAAAGGCTGTCGTGGAATACGAAACGGCGCTGACTGAATACCTGAAACTGCTGTCAGCAGCGGTTCGAAAGGCTTAACGCATGTCGAATGACGCAATCTTTTATTTGATGGCGATGCAGCAAATGCAGCAAGCCACGGATAAGGCGAATGCGCGCCTGGACAAGTCCGAAGGCAAGTCGCAGGGCGTTCTCGACAAGGGTTACAACACCTCCGTTGACTCGCTCGCCAAATACCTTGGCATGTCTACGGACTCGCTGTTGAACGGCGTCAAGGAAGCCAGCGGCTATTATAAGGACGCGCTTAACCAGTCTGGCGAAGCTATCAATACGGGTTTCGACAACGCCTTTAATTATTTGAACAAGGGAACGAGCGAGGCGGCCGGGTCGCTGAATTTTGGCGCCGACACGGCTCTGAATGAATTGCAGTCGGGTTTCGCCGGCGCGAAAGACAGCCTTGGCATTGGCTACAATACGGCGACGGACTATCTCAAAAACGGCCTCGCCACATCGTCTAGCGCCATTGATAGCGCCTCGGCCGAGGCATTAAAGGCGCTTGGCGGTAGTCGGGACAGTTCAATCGCCGCGCTGCAATCTGGCTACGGCGACACGCTCAATTTCCTTGACCAAGGGCTCGCGTCGTCAACCGGCGCCTTGCAGAGCAATTACGATGTCGCCCGCAATGACCTGACATCGGGTTACAACACGGCGCGCGGCGACCTCGAAAAAGGCATCGCCGGTTATCAGAACTGGTATGACCAGGGCGTCAACGCCTCAAACATGGTCAACAACGCGCTCGGCCTGAATGGCGCCGGCGGCAACACAGACGCGCGGTCGGCTTTCCAGGCTGGCCCCGGTTATCAGTGGATGCTCGAACAGGGAACCGACGCGCTCGCCCGCAAGGCGAATGCGATGGGGATGCTGACGAGCGGCAACACCGCGCAGGCTGTACAGAAATACGGCTCCGACCTGGCCAACCAGGAATGGGGAAGCTGGCTGAACAATGTGAAGGGCGTTTCGGCGCAGGGTCAGGCGGCGGCCGATAGCATGATGGCCGGCCGGACGGCGCAGGCTAATCTCGCCAACCAATACGGCCAGAACACCGCGAGCCTTGCGACCGACCTCGGCAAAGGTCTGGCGGGCCTTTACGACACCGACGCCGGACGCAGGGCGCAGGCCGCCACGGGCCTGTCAACGAACATCTCGAATGTTTATGGCCAGTATGGTCAGAACAGCGCCAATGTTCTCACGAACAAGGGCAATCAGCTTGCCGACCTGAACAAGACGTTTTCGCTCTCCGGCTCGCAGCTTGCATCCGACTACGGCGGCAATCTCGCCAACCTTTACACCGGCCTCGGCACGAACCGCGCCAATATCCAGAGCAATCTCGGAAACAACCTTGCGGCGCTATACGGCGAGCAGGGCAAGGCGCAGGCGAACCTTGCATCGACCAAGGGCGCGAACCTCGCCAACCTTTACACTGATTATGGTTCGTCAATGGCCGACCTGAAAACCGGCCTCGGCTCCGGCCTTGCCGGGATCTATCAAGCGCACGGCGGCAACCTCGCCGGTCTTGCGACGGGTTACGGTCAGGATCAGGCGAGCCTCTATACGACTATCGCCAGCGGCCAGGCGCAGAACGACATGTTCGCCGGAAAATACATGGCCGATGCGTGGATGGGTTACGGCAAGCAACGTGCAGCCCAGGAAGACGCCGGCAAAAACCGCAAGCAAGCGATGATTGGCGGCCTGATTAACGCCGGCTCCGGCCTGCTTGGCGGCCTCTTTAAGTAGGAACAGATATGGCCCTGCAACTCGGACAGTATCAGCTTCCCGGCGCTATATCGGCGGAATTGGTCAAGCCATTCCTCGACTATAAGACCGACGGCGCAATGGCGATGGCCAACGCGCTCGGCAATGCAGGCAACAATCTTGGCAACGCCGTCGGCGGCATGATGGCGCGCAACCGCGAGGAAGAGAAAGCGCAAAGCCTGGCCGGTCTTGGCGGTATGCTTTCAAATGGCGATTTTGCTGGCGCGGCGAATGCAGCGGCGCAGGCAGGAAATCCCGAACTCGCGATGAAACTCGGCCTGGCCGGGTATGAGCATAAGCAGCAGTCCGATAGCCTCGCGGCATTGGGCGGCATGCTTGGCGACAGCGGCGGCGGCGGGCTTGGTTTCGGTGGCGCGGCGGGCTCTACGCCTCCTGGCGGCAACGCTTCCTATGCTTACAAGAAATTGCAGGAAATGGGCTATTCGCCCGTCGCTGCGGCCGGCATTGTCGGCAACCTTGTGCAAGAGAGCGGTGTGCGTCCTGTCGGCGCTTCTGGCGACGGCGGCACGGCTCACGGCCTCGCGCAATGGCGCGGCGACCGCTGGACAGGCTTGCAGAATTTCGCCCGTCAGAACGGCCTCGACCCGAACAGTATGGACGCGCAGCTTGGCTGGCTCGACCGTGAATTGAAGACGGGCTATCGCGGCGCCTATGACCGGATTATGGGCGCGAAGAATCCGGCGGAAGCAGCCGGCGCGTTCGGCCTTCTATATGAACGCCCGAAAGGCGCCGAAACCGGCGTCGCCGCCAATATTGACGGCTACGGCAACCGCGTTCGTCAGGCGATGGCGTTGTTTGGCTCTGGCTCGGCGCATGAAGCTGGCCCGCAGGCTCCGGATCCGACAATGGCCGGCGCTGGCGCGGCTCCTATGGGCGCGCAGGCGAACAGCGGCGAGGTCAATGGCCTCATGAAGCAATGGGATCAGATTAACCGCGCGATGATGTCGCCTGCGTTCGCCAATGCCGGGGAGGCGGGCCAGAATGCGCTGAAACAGCGCGCGGAAATGATTAAGACCCGCCTGGGTATGCTTGGCAAAACGGAAGGCTTGCCGGCTGATTACCGCGAATATCAGCTTGCGAGCAGCGACCCGAACTTTGCAAAATATATGCAGGACAAGCGCGGCGCTTCGGCGCAGGGCGAAGGCGCCAAGATTACCGAGGTCGCCAACGCGCGCCGCCAGCTTATCATCGACCAGGGCGGCAATCCTGACGACCCGCAGAGCAAGCAGTTTATTCTTTCCGGCAAGTTCCCGCGCGAAGATCAGACGCCTCTAACTGCTACGGATAAGAAAGCCATTCTGGAAGCTGATGATTCCGTCGCTTCCACGCAGTCCTACATCAAGGCGCTGCAAGAGGCGCAGAAGCTATCGCATAGCGCAATGGGCTTTCCTGGCGCGGGCGCGGTGGCGAAGGTGGGCTCGGTTCTCGGAAACCAGACCTCGATCAATACGTCTGAACTCGACGCCCTGGTCACGCAGAACGCGCTCAATCAGCTTAAATCAACCTTTGGCGCTGCGCCGACCGAAGGTGAACGCCAGATTCTTATGCAGATGCAGGGAGGCGCAAGCCTTCCCGACGCTGTTCGCCAGCGCATGTATGGCCGCGCGCTAGAGTTCGCGCAGGAGCGCCTGACGAAAAACCAGGCCCGCGCCGACGAATTGCGTGGCGGTGAATTTTACAAAACCGGCGGCGGCAACTCGACAAAGCCGGCAGGACAGCCGCAGGGCCAGTCGCAGGCTCACCCGATGGAAGGCCGCACGGCGACCAACCCGCAGACCGGCGAGCGCATGATTTTCCGTAACGGGAATTGGGCGAAATACTAATGAACCTACCGCCCGGCTTCGTCCTAGACGATGAACCAAAAAAACAGCCCGCCGAGCATGGTCTGCCGGCGGGTTTTGTTTTGGATGAACACCCAGACGCGAAGGCGCAGGCGCCAGAACCGCAGGCCGAGCAGCCGTCGCCCTACGCAGGGGCTCTAGGCGGCGTTCTCGCGGGCCTGGATAGCGCCGGCAACACGCTGGCCTTCAATGTGCCTCGGAACCTCGCGGCGGGCCTGCGCAGCCTTAAAAACGGCTCCAGCTTCGACCAGGAATACGACTATCTGAAAAAGGTCGGTGAAGAAGCGGCTGCGGCTCACCCGGTAATTTCCGGCCTCGGCACGGCGGCTGGCGCGCTTGGCTCTCTCGCGGTCATGCCGGAAGCGGCGCCGACGATGATGGGCCGCGCGGCGCAGGCGGCTAAGTGGGGCGCGGGCATGGCCGGCGCTTCCGAATTGGCCGACAGCAAAGACCTCGGCAAAGCGGTGACGGCTGCGGCCATTGGCGGCGTCCTGGGCGGCGCTGCTGGCCCGGTTGTCGAAGGCGCGGCGCAAGTTGTGGGCAAGGTCGCGCAGCCGGTCATGGGTTATGCGCGCGGCGCGATCAATGCCGACGACGAGGCGGCCCGTCGCGTTGCGGCGGCCATTGCGCGCGATCAGGAAATCGGCGGCGCCGGCTTCACGCCTGACCAACTGCGCGGCGCGCTGGACAAGAATAATCCTGCGATCCTTGGCGACATGGGCGGCGAGACGACGCGCGCCCTGGCCAGAGACGCGGCGAACACATCGCCGGAAGGCCGGTTCGCACTCAACGAGGCAATCAGCCCGCGTTACGATACGCAGGCCGAGCGCCTGGCGCAGACCGCCGACGAAATGTCGTCTGGCGTCTCAAACTTTGAAAAGCGCCAGCAGCTAGAGGCGCTGGCCAGAGAACAGAATAACGCGAATTATGGTCGCTTCCGCGCCATGACGCAGGGCGGCGTATGGACGCCGGATCTAGAGCAGGCCACGGCCTCGCCGGCAGTTCAGGACGCCATTCGCAAGACGCTGGAAACGTCCCGCGAGGCGGCGGTCGCGCGCGGTCAGAAGGTTGCGGAGTCGCCGTTCGTACGCGGCGCCGACGGAACCTACACCATCGCCCGCCGCGCTGACGGAACCGAGATTAAGCCGACCGGCGAATTTTGGGATCATGTTCAGCGCAACATGAGTTCGGCGGCGAACAAGGCCGCCAGCTATGGCGAGGGCGACAAGTTCGGCGCCGGCCTTATCAATGAGACGCGAAAGAAGATAACCGGCCACCTGGACGAACTCACGACCGTCAACGGCGAGAGCGTCTACAACACGGCCCGCACTGGCGCGGCGAAAGCATTCGGCGCTGGCGACGCGATTGAGGCCGGAGAAAAATATTTCTCACACAAAGGCACGGCGCAGGAACTCTCTAACGCGGTCGGCAAATTCAAGGGCGCCGAAAAGGAACTCTTTCACGACAGCGTGGCGCAGGCGGTGGCGAAGAAACTGCGCGTCGATGTCGCAGACCGGCAGAACGCCATCAATGCGCTGTTCAAGAATGAAGAGGGCCGGAAGAAGCTGCTAATCGGCCTGGGCTCGAAAGAGCGCATGGATAAGCTGGAAGCCCAATTGCACATCGAGCGGGTCATGGACGCCATGCGGCCGGCGGTGCAGGGCAATTCGACGACGGCTCGCCAGCTTGCGGAAATGGGCCTTGCCGGCGGCATTGGCGGCAGCGGCTACGTCACCGGCAGCGACACGGCCACGATGGGCGGAATTGGATTATTCGCCGCCAGTCTCGCCAAACACAGGATCGACGCGAACCTTGCGCGGAAGGTTGGCGAACTCATCGCATCTCGCGACCCGGCCAACATCGCCAAGGTCGAAAAGATGCTGGTCAAGAATCCGCGCATGATGGACGCATTTCGTAAAGTCGAACCGCAGGGCGGCGCTATCGTCGGCCGTGGCCTTGGCGACGCTCTAGGGGGCAATTAATGGCCGCTGCATTTTCTCCGCTATCGACGCAGCCGGTTTTCTACAACGGGCAGTATATCGTCGGCGCCAAGATTTACGTTTTCTACGCCGGCACAAATACGCCTTGCACGGCCTATGCCGATGGCGCTTCGAACGCCGAACGCACGCACCCATTCCTGACCGACGGAAATGGCTGTATTCCGCCATTCTGGGTGCCGAGCCGCGACTATAAGGTCGTCATCACGACGACGACGGGCCGGGTTATTCGTACAATCGACAACCTGCCGGCGACGAGCAGTTCGTCTGGCGGTGGCGGTGGCGGCGTATTGCCGGACACGGGGACGAAAATCCCGGCTGGCTTCCTTATGCCTGCTCATTCGACCGGCTCAAAAGACGGTTGGGTGCGCGCCAACGGTCGGTCAATCGGCAATGAACTTTCCGGCGCGACGGAACGCGCCAACGAAGATACGGCCGAACTGTTCTACGCGCTCTGGACGGACGACCCCAAACTCCCGGTCACAGGCGGTCGTGGCAACAGCCCAGAGGACGACTTTGCGGTCGGCAAGCAAATCACGCTTCCTGACTATCGCGGTCGCGTTCCCGTCGGCTTGGCCGATATGGGCTACCTCGACAGCGGCCGTCTCAACGGCGTTAATTTCACCGACGGCACGAATAAGACTCTTGGCGCTTCGACCGGCGCATCAACTGTTGCGCTGACGATTGCTCAACTGGCGCAGCATAATCACAGCGGATCTTCGGTTCTAAGCGGCTCGCATAATCACCTTGGCGTAACGGTTGCCGACGGCATTCACACGCATGGCGCAACGTCTGCCGATGCTGGCGCTCATACCCATGATGGCACAACGGCCGGCGGCGGGGGGCATGCCCATAGCGGAACGGCTACAACTGGCGGAACGCATACGCACGGCGCATCAACTGATACGACCGGGACGCACGTTCATGGCATTGCAGATGGCGGCTATCACGACCACGCTCTAGGAGGCGGTGGCGGCCATACACACGGCGTCAATGACCCTGGCCATCAGCACAACTACCAAACGAGACTTGGCCCTTCTACCGCATCCGGAGGCCCGTCTCCAGCCAACATTGCAGAAATAACCAACGCAACTGCAATGGCCGGAACGAATATCAGCATTGCTCCGATCGGAGATCACACCCACCTTGTCGGCGGAAACGGAACGCACACGCATAGTGTCGTTGCGGCTGGCGGCCACGCTCACATTGTTGCAATCGCTGATGGCGGCTCACACACTCACGCCCTCGCTGTCAATGCCGTTGCTGACCACGCACACACGTTCGGAACAAGCACGAGCGGAAGCCATTCACACACGCTGACGGTCGCCAATTCTGCGGCTCATACACACGCATTCCAGACAGCGGACAGCGGCTCGCACACGCACGAAATCGTCATCAATCAGACCGGCAGCGGTGAAGCGCATCCTAACATGCAGCCGTCGATCCTCTGCACCTGGTATATCAAACTTTAACGAGGCCAGCATGTATCAGGCCAGGCTCGACCCGCTCGCCATCGGGTCGGATTGGAATGTCGCGATTGAATTAATGGACGCCGACACGGGCGACCCATTGGATTTAACCGACATGCAATTCACCGTGACGATGCAGCCCATTCGCGGCGGCTACATGCCGGTCATCGGGACGACCTCAAACGGTCATGTGACGACGCCGGATGATGGCGTTGTGTTTATCAATTTCATGGCCGCAGACATGCGCGGGTTGAGCGTCGGTGACTACGCCGTGAGCCTAAAGGCGGAACGGGACGGTTTTACCGAACACCTTGTCATCGGCACGCTTCCTGTTGTGGACGGAGTTAATCGTAATGGGTTTTATCTCTAACACCCGCCCGCGCATTATCATCAAGTCGCTCACGCGGTTTCCGGCGAAGGTTTACGCCGAGAATGGCGTCGGCGTTCATAGCAGCAATGGCGCTTATACGTTCGGCCTCGACTATCCGAACCTGATTGACAGCCGTGGCATTGAGGACGCCAACAAGGCGTCGATTGCCGTCTATCGCTATGATTTGCAGCGTTACGAGGAATTGCCGTTAAGCCTGCTCGGCGGCCTTGGCGGCGGTGGCGGCCTTGGCAGAATTGAAACCGAGCGGTGGTTATTCGACGGCGTTGCGACGCAGTTCAAAATCTATGTCGATGGCGACCTATTCGAGCCGCAGCAAGCCGCGTCGGTGCTGGTCAGCATCGAAGGCGTCATGCAAGAGGCGCTGGTCGATTTCAACGTCACCAAATCCACAATCATCTTCACCAAGGCGCCGCCGGTCGATGCGACAACCTGGGCGGTTGTCAGCGGCGGCTTCGGTGGAAGCATTGGCGGCAGCGGCGGAACAGGAACAGGCTACGTTCTCCCGCCGCCCACCAACACGACACTTGGCGGCGTCTACTCCGACACGGCGCCGGCTGGATTTGTCCAGGTCGGCATTGACCCCGTTGGCCGGGCGATCTTCCGCCAGCTTGACGGGCTGCACGTTCCGGCCCCGACGCTCTCGACGCTCGGTGGCGTCTACCAGGAGCAGGCGCCAGCAAACTTTGTCCAGGTCGGCGTAGATTCCGCTGGTCGGGCTATTTATCAAGCCCTGTCTTCCGTCCTGCCGCTCCCAAAGCTGACGACGCTTGGCGGCGTCTATGAAAGCCATGCGCCGGCCGGAATGGTGCAGGTTGGTATCGGCCCCGATGGCGTTGGCGTTTATCAGACGCTTGCACAGGCTGGCGTCACTCTGCCCAACCCGACCGGCACAACCCTTGGCGGCGTCTATTCGGAGGTGGCTCCCCCGAACTATGCGTCAATCGGAATTAACAGCTTCGGCCATAACGTCTTCGAGCATATTTCGAAACTCTTGCTCCCGCCGGAACCGACCAAACTCGGCGGCGTCTATTCTTCGACGGCTCCGGCTGGCCAGGTGCAGGTCGGTATCGGCACGGACGGAAAGGCGATCTACAAAGCCCTGACCGTCACCGACCTTCCGACGCACCCCATTCCGGCGCCGACCCCGACCGCGCTCGGTGGCGTCTACGCTGAAACTGCCCCGTCGAATTGGGTGCAAATCGGAACGGACACGACCGGCCACGCGAAATTTCGCCAGCTTACATCGGCCGACCTTCCGCTTCCTTATCCGTTGCCGAACGCCATTGGCGGTGTCTTTGCGTCGAATGCGCCGGCGCATCAATTCATGGTCGGCATTGGCCAGGACGGCTTTCCGAAATATCGCGTTATCGACCCGACCGACCTAGTTCTGCCGGCTCCGAAATTCACCGCGCTTGGCGGCGTCTACGCTGAACAGGCGCCGGCCAATCATGTCATGGTCGGCATTGATGACAGCGGCCACGGGATCTATCTCGACATTTCCGGCCTTGGCGGCACGGGCGGCGGAACGACCGTCGCCATGTCGGGCGAGTATTACTACACGGCGACGCAGGGCCAGGCCATATTCGGTGACGCCGACCAGTTCGGCAAACTCCCGACGGGTTGGGCCAGCGCAAGCAATATCCTGGTCGTGTTCCTGAATGGCGTTCGTCTCGTCAAGCAAGAAAACTGGATCATCCTCGACGACACGCACATCCAGCTTTCGCGCGGCGTTACGGCTGGCTCGCAGGTAACGGTCGAGGTTTACGGAATTGGAACCGGCGCCGGCGGCTCTGGCTCCGGCGTTAATTCATTCCTGCGGTGCGTCTACATCACCTCGACGGAAGGCCAAACGGCATATTCCGGCGTCGATAAATACGGCCACACGCTTGTCGGCATGACCGGGGCAGGGGCCGTCGTTTCCGTACATGTCAACGGCGTTCTCTTGGAAGATGACCAGTGGCGCAAATCCAGCGACGGAACGCTGACACTGGTTCGCGCGCCGGCTGTCGGTTCGAGCGTCACGGTCGATGTCTTCACGGTCGATATTTCTGGCGGCGGCACCGTCACTGTTCCTGAACATAACCACGATGCGGGGGTCTTCGGATAATGGTCGAAATTCTCATTAAGCGCAGCACGGTCGCTGGCAAGGCTCCGACTGCACTCCGCACGGGCGAATTAGCGGTCAACATCCCCGACAAGAAAATCTGGATTGGTGACGCCGCTGGCGACGCCGCGTTGCTCCTGAACGCGGCGGCATATCTCCCCCTGGCCGGCGGAACCATGACAGGGACAATCAATGTCCCGAACGGCATCAACGCCTTTAATACGGCCTCCGGTTTCAACATCATCGGCTCTGCCGCTGGCCTGACGGTTCGCTTCAATACGACGAACTTGCTGGCGTATGGCGTCAACCAGATCGACGCCTATAAGCCGATTGGCCTGCCTGCCGACCCCATCAACCCATTGCAGGCGGCAACCAAGCAATATGTCGATAACAAGCTATCGACTGCCCTGTTGCCGACGCCGACGCCGACGCGCCTTGGCGGTGTGTTCTCTGGTGAAGCGACGCCCGGCAATGTCATGTATGGCATCGACACTGCTGGGGCGCCGATCTTCAAGCAGATCGCCGTGCCGTATCCGAGCGCGACGACGCTTGGCGGCGTTAAGTCTGCCGGGCCGAACGCCAATCAGTATGTGAGCGGCGTCGATACGTTTGGCGCCCTGACGTTTGGCGATTTACCTGCCGGCGCGGAGCCGTATGTTTTGCCGCCGGCGAAGTCCAGCGTCCTTGGCGGCATCTACGCGAATGTGCCGGCAGTCAACACCGACAATGAGTTTGTCAGGGGTGTCGATGAGAGCGGGCAACTCCTTTTCGGCAATGTGGTCTTCCCGCCCGCAGCCGAGCCGTATGTTTTGCCGACTGCGAGCGCGACTGTTCTCGGCGGCGTGAAGATCGGTGCGAACCTTTCGATTGACGCTAGTGGTGTTTTATCAGCGAGCGGTGGAACTACCTACACTCTGCCGACTGCATCTGCGACGGTTCTTGGCGGCATTAAGATCGGCACGGGTTTGACAGTCTCGGCTGACGGCACTGTGACCGCAACGCTTGCCGGAAATTATGTGAATAAAGCTGGCGACGTGATGAACGGCATGTTGCGCTTCGCGGCTACGACGGCAGCCAATGGCTTTAACGGCGCTGACGTCTATCTGTATTACGACGGAACTTATTATCGCTGTGTCATGCCGGGCGGTGGGCAGTCAATGCTGATCGAGGCGGAGACCGGCAACGTGACGTTCCCGAATGCGGTGTCGATCACCAAGACGCTGACGATGGGCAACACGATTAAGTTACCGACGACAGTTGCTGGTCTGACTTTTGGCACATCTGGTTACAATGTTTTTGGTGCGAGCGGTGGCATTGCTGTCCGAAGCAACAATACAAACATTTCCAATTTTACAGGCGCGAATATCACCAACTTCGTGCCGCTAGTTACGCCCGGATCGGGCAACGGCATTCAATTTGGTTCTGGCGGTGCAGCCTTTTCTCGCGGTTCTGCGGCGACGAAGATTGCAGCCTCTGGTGCGATTGAACTGCCGACGACTGCACCGGCTGCGGGTGAGGCGGTTCGCAAGGACTACGTTGATGGTCGTGTGATTGCGCAGGCGGCAGGTGGCGCAGCTCCATCAACAACTGGTCTTTCGGCTGGCACTTTGTGGATTGAATACTGATGACAATGAAAATCCTCAACGCCAATACATGGAAAAACGCAAGCCCAAAAGGCGTGCTTGTCGGGACGACGTGGAAGACGCCGACGAAGATCAGCGTCCTAGAGAACGGCGTGTGGAAGCAGGTTTGGCCTGATGCTGCGCCTCCGTATCTCTACGACTGCACGAGCGTCGCGAGCGCCGGATATGTGGTCGATTTTACAGTTCTCGATGGCTGGCCCGAAGGCGACGTCAACGAAGTATATATGTTTCGCTGTTCGACGATGACGGGTTACAACGGTTACGTTGGCCGTAATTTCCAAAAGACATTCCGCGCGAGCGGTTATGGTTCTTACGATTGCGAGTTGGAAGATCTGTCGAGCATTCCAGGTAAGACGCGGCAAACGATTTCCTTCAACGTAACAGTGAGGCCCTAAAAATGTCACGCGCTCTTGAACGTGCATATGACGTGATGCTCCGTGGCGACGAGGTGCTGTCGCTGGATTCAATAACGCAGCTTCGCGCAGAAAATAGCAAACAAGCAAACATGACAATCGCAACGGATGGAACCGGCGGATTTGTCATGGTCGCTCTCGGTAGCCTTGGCGGCGGTTTACCCGAACCGCCTCTCGGCACAAGCGACGCGCTAACAGTAGACCCCGCCGGCGTTGTCCGTTGGGGAGGCGTCGTCTCTGGCGGCGAATTTTAGGAACTCGACGGCTTAACAGCCGTGGGTAGTTGGTCAACTAGGAGTAATGCACTTGACGACGCTTATTCAGATTAAACGCAACCTTGGTAATACCCCCGTCGCTACGCCGACGCTGCTCGACGGCGAGTTGGCGTTTGCGAAAGCGGGTTTTCTGCCGAATGGCGGTGCGAATGAACTCGTCATCGGTGATGGCGCGTCGGGTGCGGTTCTTATCAGCAACACCCGCCAGCTCGAACTGACGGGCAACCAGACGATTGCCTCCGGCACGAAAACCTTCGCTGCTGGTGCAAAGCTCGCGATTGAGGTTGCTGACCTTAACGTCAAGGGTGGTGCGGCTGGTGATGTTATCATCACCGACGGCGCGGGCAACCTGTTCTTCGGCGCGGCGGCTTCGTCTGTCACGGGTGACGGCACGACCATCGTCGATGACGGCGACGGCATCCTGTCGGTCAATACTGCTGGCATCGCCGACGGCATCACCGTTATCGACAACGCTGGCAAGCTGTCGGTTAGCAAAGCCGTCACGGCTGACGTTGAAGCCGGCACTGCTGACGCCTTTGTCGATACCGCCGTCCTGAAGACGGACGTTCTCGGCGCTGGCCTGTCCACGCTGACGACGACCGCGAAGACGGTTGTGCCGGCCATCAACGAGTTGAAGGTTGAGATTGCCACTCTTACGGGCGTGATGATCTTCGCCGGCACCTTGGACGCTTCGACGGGTGACATCACTGCCGCGTCTGGCGTTCCGAACGTCCCGGCGAACATTGCCGATGTCGATCCGGCTCTGACGAAGAACTACGTCTGGATTGTCACGGTCGCCGGTTCGGACGTCGGCACTGGCAACACCAAACCGGCTGCGAAGCAGGATTGGGTCGCCTCTGACGGCGTGAAGCTGGTGACGCTGAACTACGGTTTGCAGGCTGTCGTTGCTGCGAACGTCGAATATACGCCGGGCACGAACGTCTACGCTGTTTCGAACAATGTTCAGGCGGCGATTGACGAACTTGATGTCGCGCTGCGCGGTCCGATTGACGCCGGCGAGTTCTAAGCACTCAAAATCAACTGTTGAAAGAGGCGCGCAGGTTCAGGCTTGCGCGCCTTTTCTTTGGCCAAATGCGCTAAAATCCAGACCTAGATAGGATTTGTAATGACACAAGTTCAGACGTTACGAAGCAGCGTCGCGGGCGCGCGTCCCGCCAATGGTTCTCAACCCGCTGGCGTTCTCTACACGAATTTCGCTGACAAGCAGCTTGGCGTGATGCTCCCCGACGGGACTCCGCAAGACCTCATTCCAAAGACCGCCGCTGACCTTGGCGCGGCTCCTTCCGACCACACGCATGATTTCCCAGTTGACAGCGTCAACGGCATGACCGGCGATGTTGTTATCCCGGCCTATGCCCCGCCGACCTACACACCCAAGTCAGTCCTGTTCGCGGGGGCCGCCGGCGCTCCTACGGAAGACAACCCGAACCTGCACTTTGACGACGCGAAGGACATGCTGTCCGTTGCTGGCGTTGGCGTTGGTCGCGGCGGCGGGAATATTGCGACGAACACTGTCGTCGGCGCTGGCGCTTTGGCGGTTAATACGGCTGGGACGAATAACGTCGCTGTTGGCGATAGTTCGTTGGCGGCGAATACGGCTGGGTTTAATACCGCTGTCGGCTCAAGTGCTTTAGCATCTAACACTGGAGGCGGAAGCAATTCCGCATTTGGAAATGAGGCTTTAAAACTTAATACATCTGGTGTTTTGAACGCAGCATTTGGCAATGGTGCCCTTAAAAATAACAGCACTGCTAATGCCAATACCGCATTTGGCGCTAGTGCGCTTAATGCTAATACAACAGGAACGCCAAACACAGCCGTTGGGTTTAACGCACTTTTGAACAACGTCTCCGGCACCAACAACGTCGCCGTTGGCGATAGTGCTTTGGCGGCGAATACGGCTGGGTTTAATACTGCCGTCGGTTCTTTATCTCTCACAGCTAACACGTCAGGCACATTTAATACCGCTATTGGTGTAGGTGCAGTAAGGTCAAATACATCCGGCGCAAATAATACAGGAATAGGCGCATCCGCGCTTGCTCTTAATACAACAGGGTCTCCGAACACCGCCGTTGGTTATCAGGCTCTCTATGCCAATCTCTCCGGCACCAACAACGTCGCCGTTGGCGATAGTGCGCTGGCGGCGAATACGGCGTCTGCAAATGCTGCTGTCGGTTCTCAAGCTCTAGCCTCTAATGTAGGCGGATTGAACAATGCCGCTTTTGGAGCGTTTTCTCTCAATTCGAATACATCGGGCTCCTACAACACAGCACTTGGTCAGGCTGCGCTATACTTAAACACTGTGGGTCAGAATAACTCCGCCGTAGGAAATTATGCTCTTCACAATAATACGGCGAGCAATAATACGGCTGTGGGAAATGGAGCTCTCCAGAACAACACTTCTGGAACGCCGAACACCGCTGTCGGTGCTAATGCCCTTGTCAACAATCTCATCGGCACCAACAACGTCGCCGTTGGCGATAATGCGCTGGTGGCGAATACGGGGAACCTCAATACGGCTGTCGGATCGGGCGCGGGTAGTTCTTTAACGAGTGCGGACGGCAATACGTTCCTCGGTGTTGCAGCCGGTAACCTTACAACGACAGGTCGCAATAACACTTATATTGGTCGAAGCGCTAACGGTTCCGCGCCAACCAACACTTTTGAAATAGTTATATGCGCCAATGATACCGGAGCATACGGCAAGGGCTCAAGCACATCGTTCATCCAGAACCCGTGCTATCAGGGCAACAATCAGCCGTCATGGTCCGTCGTCTCCGACCAGCGCATTAAGCGTAACATCGCCACCATCGCCAGCGGCCTCGATGTCATCAACGCCCTGCGCCCTGTGACTTTCGACTACGCGCTCGCCAAAGAGATGAAACTGACGCAGCCAAGCGACGCCGGCTTCGTCGTGCAGGAATACCAGAAGGTTCTGCCAGAGCAGTGCGGAGAGGTTGCAGCAAGCCCATTGGAGCAGAAGCTAACCGGCTCCGAGACGTTGTTGAGCATGACCCCGAACCTCAACCCCTATCTCGTCGCGGCTATTCAGGAACTCACCGCCCGTGTCGCGCAACTGGAAGGCAAATAATCATGGCTACCATTATCCCGAACGCTAAGACGCTCAA